CGCACACGCAGACGCTGATAGCTTCTCCAAATCCAGACAGTAGGCGACTGACCGCAAAAGCAATGGATATTACTTACAGCCAATGTCCGTGGTGGCTGGTGCCGCGGAAGACGCCAAAAAATGCCTTTGAGAATGGTTCTGATTTTGTTCAGTCTGGTATGCGCGCTCGCGGCACCCCCCGGGGCTGGACGCCAACCTGCATTTTGCTGGACGATGTTGATTATGTTTCACAGCCGACGATAACGATTGAGGAAAACCTTCTCAGGTCTGTGCTTTCTTCGCGCAATCTATTCCTGATTCTGCACGGTAGTCTACATTCCAAAATCGGCTGGCTTGCGAATACTTACCGGAAAGCAAAAGAGTATTGGCCGAAGGGCCAGAGCCGATTTCACCCGATTTTTATCCCATGGGCGATTTGTTCGGACATTTATCCCAGTCAGCAATGGATCGAGAAACATCCAAGACCAGCAGATTGGATTCCTATGCCAGAAACAGTCGATCATGTGGCCCGGTGCCAGAATTTTGTCCAGAAAACATCCTACCTGTCACGGGTGACTGGCTCAAATTGGACAATGCCGCCGGAGCAGCAATGGTTCTGGGAGTTTGGTTATAAGGCTGCGCAAGCGGAAGATTGCCTTCCGCAATATCTGGAACAGATGGTCGCCGACGATGAAGAACTGCTTGACGAAGGAAGCGACGATATAGGGAGCGTGTTCCCGACACCTGTTGTAACACAAGAAAAAGTCAGGAAACTTCTGCAAACGGAGTGATATGAAGATCATCTTTCTGGATTTTGACGGGCCAATTATTCCTGCGCAGTCGCACCAGCCCGAGCGTCCAATCGACAAAAAGGCATGGCCATCTTCTGTCGACGCGCTTAACCGCGTCACGGATACGACGGGCGCGGTTATTGTCATCAGCAGCAATTGGCGCGGACGTGGGCTGCGCAAGATACAAGCACTGCTGAAGTCTTGGGGCGTGACGGGCAAGGTGATCGGCACAACGCCCATCCTTTTTGACAAAATAGGCGGCATATGGAAAGCCACCCCGCGTGGAGAAGAGATCGCCAAATACCTGCGTGACAAAAAGGAGGTTGAATCCTTTGTGATTCTGGACGACGATACAGATATGGGTGAGCTGGAGCCCTATCTGATTCAAACACCATTCGATGTGGGGCTGACGGAAAAAGATGCGGATCTGGCGATCGATATGCTAACAAGGCCACGAACAGTTCGTTTGTTGTGAAGAATGGAGGAATCGATGCCTGACGTAAAAGAACCATCCAATTCACAGAATCTCGATCAAGTGGTATCTGAAGAAAGCGCAAAGCTTTGCGATGATCGGCAGTTTTGGGAAAGCTGCATTAGTTGGCTTATTGGAGAGGATAGTGTCGATGTTGAGCGCGCAATCAACATGGCGGACAGATTGACTGAAGCGCGCCGTCAACGGTTTCCGGTTCAAATCCAATGGATCAACAACGACAATTAAGCCTTGACAAGAAAATAGATCCAGCATACACATAAAGCAATCACCGAGACACATGCCCTCCCTCCGGGGAACAAGCAATGGCTCAGGACCAGCAATGGCTCCTGAGCCATTGTTGTTTCCAGCCACTTCCAAGGAGGAACACCATGGCAAAGCGCAAGGGCAAGCAAATCTATTCAACCAAGCTGGTTCAACTGAAAAAGATGACGCCGCATGTGAAGAAACTCGGCAAGCGGGCCAGCAAGACAACTGCGGTCAAGGGATAACCATCAAGCAATACCGATCATCCTGGGTCCGTAGATATTTGGAGATCAATGTATTCCGAAAAAATTATTCTTCGGAACCTGGATGAATTCGCGGCGCGTGAGGGGTGGATGCCTGTCCCTCACACGTTCGATCAAGTAGAAGAATTCAAGCACTATATCGACTCTTTAGTCAAAATTGATTCAAATTCACGCTCATCCTATGTCACGCTGGACCGGCCCATTACTGAAAAGCGCCGTCAGGAAATCTGGCGCTGGATCGAGAATGAACAGGCGCTATGCGGACTCGATTCAGGCTACTTTGAAAGCCGCTACGCCTATGTCTGCAACGAAAAAGGCCAGATCTTCAAGTTCCACAATCGCCGGTCGCAGGAAATCTTCGATGCTGTAATTGCCGACTTCGATGAACAGGAAGTCTCGATTGAATTGCTGGTGCTGAAGGCCCGGCAGGTAGGCATCACGACCAAGACGGCATTGAAGTTTCTGCATCGCCTCTTGTTCATTCCCCATACGCAGGCCGTCATGGCATCCGTGCAGTCGGACAAGTCCGAGCTGATCGGCCGCATTCTGGATATTGCCTACAACCACTGTCCTTGGTGGCTGGTACCGCGTAGATTGCCGAAGGGCGCATTTGAAAATGGCTCCGTGCTCTCTATGCAGTCGGGTATGCAGGCCACCGGCATTGCCCAGGGCTGGACCCCGACCTGCATTCACGTGTCGGAGCTTGCCGATATTCCCAAGCCGGAAAAGGTCATCGAAGAAGGTTTGTTGCGCGCGACCCACTCTTCCAAGAATCTGTTTCTGGTTTTTGAAGGCACGGGCGGCGGCAACACCGGTTGGCTGGCCAATACCTGGCGCAGCGCCAAGGAAGATTGGCCGAAAGGCCTTTCCCGTCTGTGCCCGATCTTTATTCCCTGGCCGATGGCGACCGACCTTTATCCCGAATCCGACTGGATACGGAAATTCCCCGTGCCGGAACGCTTTATGGAGAAGCGGCAGGACATTACGAGGAAGCATGTTTTGCGCTGCGAACTCTTTATCCGCAACGCTCCCTACTTGGCCAAAATTGTGGGCACACAGTGGAAAATGCCCGTCGAACAACAGTGGTTCTGGGAATTCAATTATCTTCAGGCGTGCAAGAATCACACGCAAAAAATCTGGCTGGCACAAATGGCGGCCGATGATCACGAGGCATTGACCGGCATTCACGACACGGTTTTCGGTCCCGAGACAATGAAGGAAATCGAAGACCGTATTTATGAAATACAAGGGAACACGATCCGGCGAAAGAATCCTGTGGAGGCCTACGCAATTACAGGCGACTCAATCGATGAAGGTTTCGAGGTGAACGAAAGCATCATCGACGAAGAGAAACCGCGTATTCGAGTGAGTTGGGAGTCTGACCGGGGCCAGCAATACGACTGGGTTCTGATTCCTTTGTTGCCCGTCAACGAAGACGTGGAAACCGACTCGTTCGACAAACTGCTGATTTATGAAGAGCCGCAAGTTGGCGCCAGCTACAGTTGCGGCATCGACACGGCGGATGGCTTGGGCGGCGAAGAGGAAGACAGAACCGTGGTCTCAATGACGCGGAATCGCTACGGTGACGAATGCGATTACCAAGTAGCCGAATTGACATCGAATCGCATCAATTCAGCCCAAGTCGTTGGCTTCGCAGCTTGCATGGCCGCCTGGTATGGAGAAAACGCGAAGGACGCGCGCGGAGTGAAATTTTGCGTGGAACAGATTACGCGACCGGGCGATACATGCCAGCACCAACTGAAGCTGATGGGCTTCCACTGGCATCACATTCCGCGGCGCTATGACAGCAAAAAGATCAAGGACAACTCCACCAAGAAGCAAGGCTGGTATTCCAATGTCTGGAGCGTGCCGATGCTGATGACGCGCTTTACGGAAGCTGTGAATGGTGGCTGGTACCGGCCGTCGTCGAAATGGCTTATTGAGGAACTGAAGACGCTGGAGAGGCACGAGGCGGCGGGCCATGCTTCCAAAATGGAACACCGCAGCGGACAGCACGACGACCGGGTGCGCGCGGCGGCGCAATCCTACTTTACGGCGCACGACTTCGACATTCTGGCGGAACGTGCCCAAAAACGATACGCGTTGCCGGCGGAAAAGAATCCGCCACTCTGTAAAGCAGTCTGTTCAGTAAATCAGGTGTCGGTCGGCAAATTCGATTGGTAAAGGGAAAAGAAGACGATGAAGGCTTTTGGTTTGCAGAGAGAAAAACGGGGGTTGACGTTGTGGATTCCATGGATTCGATTCACGGTGTCGTTTGGTAAAGAACCGGCACAAGCAGAATCGACCAATGCATCTGTTCCTCAATCTCGTGACCAAAATTGGGTTGAAGAACAGATGGAAGCAATTCGACGGGGAGAGCGCCAGCATCCAGCCATGATGACGTCCAGAGAACGGCACATGGAATCCGCTCGTGTGATTAAAGGACTTGATTGGAGCAAGGGATGCGCCGATTCGCACGGCGTCATGGCGGGATATGAGGCTATTCTCAACAGTCATCTTGCACAGGCAAAGGGTTGCGCCATCAAAAATCCGTTTGAACTTACTGAAACATAACTTCGCCAGATCATTCAGGAAGAAATGCAGCTCACTGACGGAGATTTAAACGACAAAGTAGGCCAGAAATGAACGCGCAATTGAGCAAGAAGATTGTTTACTGGCTGGACACTACAAATGGCCAGATCAAGATGGGCTTGCCGGAAGATTATCCGGCGCCGGACTTTCACGAGAAGATTGTCTGCAACTCGGCGCACGAAGCAGAAATGTGGTCCGAAAGAATGCGCCAGCAGGAAGCCATGCGCGAGGCAATCAAAGATGCGCAGCGGGAAGAGATCGAAGGAAAAATGCGCTACCAGTATCGAAGCCACATTCTTCACCTGATGGCCAATGCGCAGGACTATGCAAATCGCGAGTTTCTACGCCGGCACCTGGAACTTTATGACCAGCGGCCTGACAGAACGCAGATGAAGCAGGAAAGCTATCTGCATTCGGAAGGCTACGAGAAGGGACATTGAGATGGACCGGCGTAACTTTTTGCAAGGTTGTGGACTTGGCGTTGTTGTTGCCGCCGTACCGGCAGCAAGTTATGCAGTGGCAAAGAGCAAAGACAGCAGTGTGGTTGGTCCCATCCTGCTGGAGCGTGTATGTGACCATGAAAAATCGCGCATGAGCGAAGAGGAGTGGATGTATACCAAAGCACACTCTAATTATCTGGGTTGCGGCACGCGCTTTCGCTGGTATCTTGGCATGTCTTGTATTTGTCCAAATTGTGGATGGACTTATATCTATACGCATGAAGACCTCAAAAACAAGAGGTTTTTTGTGCGTGCGCATAGTTAGTACACTTGCGTAACTTATGCGCAATGTCGAAATTAGCGTAGACGGCAAGATAAATTTTGCCTACTATGCGCTCATAACCCAGTATCTCACCGAGGAGAAACGGGCGATGTGTGGAACTGGAAACTGTAAATTGGCAAGCGCCAAAGTTCGAATCCTCCCCAAGTTCACGTGTTGGCTGGGTTGAGGAACAGATCGAGGAAGGCGAAGGCTTTCTGGAAGGCCAATCGTGCTACCGGAACTTGAGCACCAATCTGCGCATTTTCGATGCCATTTTCAAGGACAAATCGCGCTCAATTCTGGTCACCAATGAGCTGAAATACGATATCCGCAAGTTCTGCGAAACGCTGGCTGAAGTAAGGGAAATTGCCGGCTATGGATCGGATATTCCGGCCTTCAGGCAAATGGCGGAGATGTTAACCCGCGTTTCCAAATGCGTTTATTTGGAATCCGACTTCCCGTATCAAATCTTGAAGGTTTTGCAATATGCCAGCGTGATGGGCATTGGCTATCTATGGCCAAAAGTCCGAGCTGAAGAATACGGCTATGGTGAGCGCAGGATGGTCTTTGATGCGCTGGGTCTTCTGGATGTGGTGCCGGTGCAGATTCCCAGAAGCAATGATGTGCAGGACGCTTATGCCGTCACTGTCTACGATTACATGCCGATTGCGGAAGCGCATGGACGTTTCCCGCTTTTTCAAGGCCAACTGCAAACAGTGGGACCGCGGAGTTATAAAACGCGGGTTCAGGCCAGAAGAATTGATTACGCGGAACGTTATCGCTATGGAGAGCAGGGCCGGAATTTTGGCAATCTCTACACGGAGATTCGCTACACCTTTGTTCGCGATTTGCGGATCAACAATACCGGCTATGAGTTGCCGATGGGCGATCCCAATACGAGCTGGTTCTATAAAGTGCCATCGATTGGGCAAGAGATCTTCGGGGGAATGCGCAACGGACAGCCCTATATGCGTCCGGCGACAGTGGAGGACTGCCGTGTCTATCCAAATTTGCGACTGATTATCACTTCGACAGGGCTTGATCGTCCGATGTATGACGGCCCCAGCTTCGATTGGGACGGAAAGATGCCGATTATCCAGTACACCGTGGATGACTGGGCATGGGAGCCGCTTGGCCGGTCTCTCGTGGGCGATGTGGCCACGATTGAAACCACGACACGCAAGATCGAACGCAAGATCGACGACGTCATCACCGTCACGCTGAATCCGCCAATCGGCTACGATCACACGGCGACGGGCGGTCCAAAGATTGAGCATTTTGACATTTTCGACCAGGATGTTCGGTACGGAGTGGACGGAAAGCCCAAGGAAATCCTCCAGTCTCTTCTACCGGAAGAAGTTCGCGTCAGCAATGAACACTTTACCTTCTTGAAATACCTGAAGGAGTGCAAACAATCCCAGCTTGGCCTGACCGATTTGGGCAATCTTCAGAACATAAAGATGAACATCGCCAACGACACGGCCGACAAGATGCTGGAGTCCATCGGACCAATCGCCAAGGGCATTGCGGCGCGCATCGAGAAGGCCAACAAGGCGGTGGGTTACCGGATGAAATTCCTGATCCTGCAATGGTTCAATGTGCGACGGATTATGGAGTATGTGGGTCCCGATAAAATTGCGCGCGAAGTCTTCGACTTCAATCCCGACAATCTGGTTCCCAGCCATTTGCCTGACGAGATGGTTGCTGGAAACTTCCCCACAGAGCCTTCGCGTTATGACCAACTGACGCGGGCGCGCTGGTTTGCCAAGCAAATCCGGCTGGTATCGGTGCCCAGCACCTTGCTGAAGATTACGCAAATGCAGGAGCAATTGAAGTACCTGCAATTGAAACGCGGCAATGCGCCGATCTCGTGGGCAACCGTGATGAAGAAACTTGGCGTTGAAAATTACGGAGAAGCGGCAGGCAATACGGAACGCGAGAAGTGGTTCAACGAAGAGCTGGAAACACAGAAGTTGCAGATTCTGGCGCAAGCGCAGGCGATGCAATTGATGAAGCAATTGGGTGTAGAGCCACCGCAGGGAAAACCGGGAGGCGGTGGTAAGGGTGGTGGCGGTAAGGGCGGCGGTGGCGGTGGCGGCGCAGGCGGACGGCAACCATCGGGAGGAAAGGCACCAAAACTCAAGCAAAAAGGCGCACAGGGCGGAACTCCGCGCACTACGGTGACAGAGAGTTGAGGAGACAAGCATGAACCCAGAAATCAAAATTCAGAAAGATTTTTATCTGACCGAAGCCAGCATCGAGCTGCCCGCTGATATTGGGCAACTCAGCGAAATTCTCAAGGCGACAAAGACGACTGGAAAACTGGTGATTCAGTACAACCAGGGTTCTGTGCAGGGAGTCAATGTCGAACAACGGACCAAGATTTCCGACACGCAAGCAACCAAAATTCGTCCATTGCTGGAGATTGGTGAAAAAATTTTGTAAATAGCTCTTGACACCAAAAAAGATTCGGCCTACAGATGATAAAGAATTAACCGAGCGGCATGCCCCCCCTCCTTGGGGAAGAAGCAATGGCTCAAGAACCGAAATGGCTCTTGGGCCATTTCTATTTTGCACCCAAGGAGAAATCACATGGCAAAGCGCGGACGTAAGATCAGCGGATTGAAGGCAAGTCACCTGAAGAAGGCTGGCCGCAAGGGCCGCCGCAAGGGCGGACGGAAGCACAGCAGCATCAAGGCGTAGTTAGCCGATCCCCAACGGCGGCTATGCTGCCGTTGGGGATCTCAATCAGGAGATCCAATGGCAACAGCTTCACAACCAATGCCAGACCAGCAAGGTCAAGGCGCTGCACCAGCCGCAGGTGCCGGTGCTCCACCGGCTTCCCCGGATCAGGGCGCACCAGATCAAAGTGCGGCGCAGCAGCCGGGTACGCCGTCGCAGGCACCTGCGAATCCCATGCAGATGCTGCTTGCGCGCTGGTATCAGACGGTCAAACAAATGGCCGCTTCCGATCCGCGGCTTGCATCAGGCGCCGAAAAAATTTCACAGGGAATTCAGGAAATGCAGACGGCCTTGGTTAGTCCGCCGCAGCCGACCCCTGTAAGTCAACAACCGCAGTATTAACGCTTCGGGAGAATACACGAAATGCCGACCGTTCAAGAAGTTCTAAAGCAAACCGGATTGACTGACGAGCAGATCGCCTCGCTGGATGCGAAGGTGATTACTGGCTTCAGTGGAATTCTGAGCACGGCAGAGCAGGAACGCAAAGCTGCTGCCGAATCTGTCACAAAAGCGGAACAGGAACGGAAGGCTGCTGCGGAAGCCACCGAAAAGGCAGAGCAGGAACGGAAGGCCGCTGCGGAAGCGCTCGAAGCGCAGGAAGTTCGCAAGCGCAGCAATGACCAGTTCTACGAAGAAAGCATTGTTCCGGCGCTGAATAACTGGGGCAACGAAAAAACCCAGAAAGAAGCCGAACTCGCTTTTTATAAAACGCAGTTGGAAAGCGCCAAAGCCACCGGATTTATCCCGACAGACGCGCCTGGTTTTCAGCCGCCGGCACCCAGCGCGCCAGTTGCGCCGCAGCGCGATGCGCAAGGCCGTTATGTTGCTGGTGCTCAGGGTGGCACGCCAGGTAGCCCGACCTTCACCATGGAAGCGATCGATCAGCGGCTCGGCAACGGCATCAGCAATATCGGCTGGGCCATGCAGGAATATCAGAGATTGAGCGGCGGGCAGTTCCTGCCCGATTCTTTCGACAAGCTAGCAGAAGAAGCCACCAATTCGCGGTTGCCGTTCCGCGATTACGTTGCGCGTAAGTATGACTTCAATGGCAAGCAAGCCGAGATTCAGCGCAAGCAGCAAGAAGAGCATGACGCCAAGATCAAGCAGGAAGCTGCAGCGCCTTACGAAGCAAAGTTGAAAGAAGCTGAAGCGGCGCGGCAAAAAGCGATTGAAGAAACTGATCGCAAGTGGGCCGAAAAGATTGGTTCCAACCCGGACGTGCATATTGCGCAACCCAGCCGGTTCGCCGATGTGGCGCGCGCGGTCAAGGCCAATGAACGGCCCGATCCTTTGAATTTGAACGAGCAGCAGCGCCGGCAGGCAACATCGCAGGCGATTCGACACGAAGTTGTGGAGCATGCGCAAGAAGTAGCAGCGTAACTCTCAACAACGTTGATGTAAAAAATCAATCGAGACGCATGCCCCCCTTCAGGGAACAAGCAATGGCTCAAGACCAGAAATGGTTTGAGCCATTTCTATTTCATTTTCAAGAAGGTGTCCAGTGCCAACCGATCCTCTCTATAACGAAATCGATGCGTCGAACCTGGAAAGCGTCCGCAAAAATGTAGTCTTCAACAACCTTTTCGTGGACACGCCGTTTCAGGCCAAGCTCCGCAGAGCCGGTGTATGGGATGAATTCCTCGGCGGCGCCGGCATGATGGAAGGTATTCTCTACGGGCGCACGCAGGGAGCCGCGGTCAACCCCGGCCAGACGGTCACTGTCACCCGTCAGCAGATCAACACCGGCATCAAGTTCCTGCCAAAGGCGTATGTCACGTGGTATCCGCTGGATGACTGGGAAATGGATGACGGCTCGGGCACTGGCGGTGTGATTAACTCCGGTCCCTCGAAGATCGTGGACGAATACCAGCTCTACATGGAAGCCATGGTGATGACCATGAACACCATGCAGGAGATGGACAGCTTCCGCCACGGCCAGCCGAGTTCGACAACCGTTCTCGACAATCGCATCAAGGCCATCAACGGCTTGGACGAAGCGTTGAACAACGGCGTCGATCCCTCCGTCTACGGCAACATCTACACGACCTATGGCGGTCAGGCGCGCAACGGCAACATCGGCACCGCGCTGAACACCACGCCGCTTTATTTGGGCACATCGGCTGGCGCGCCGGGTCAGATTGACTTTGCCGCGCTGATGCAGCTGTGGTCGCAGATCAAGGTGGCGGGCGGCAATCCGACGCTGGGCATCACCAACGTCTTCGGATTCAGAGCCATCGCCGTTGCGCTCGATGCGCAGCGCCGCGATATTTCGAACACCAAGCACGATATCAAGTGGGACGGATTGAACTTCAACGGCGTGGACATTTACGCCGATCCGCTGGCGCCCTCGGCTCAGGCTCAGAACTACATTGAGCTGGCCCCGGCAAACGGCGCGGCCGGCAACACGAACCTGCAGGACGGCGTTGGATCGAGCACCACAACGGTGTCGTTCACGACTCCGCAGTTCACCAAGAACGGCGCGAATGTTGCTGTTTCGCCCACTGGCTCTGGATTGCCTTCGGTCACCACGATTCAGCCTTCCGAAGTGATTTACTTCCTGGAGCCGGAAAGCTTCAAGATCCGCCCGACCAACAAGAAGGGCTGGAACTTCGGTTTGCGCCGCGCACCGATGCCAAACAACGTGAGCATCGACGCCCTGTTTATGCGGCTGGGCACAAACCTCTACAACGTGCAACCGCGTCACAACGATTACGCTTTCGGATTTTCGGCATAAGGAGAAGACGATGCCACTGCAACAGATTGTTCCAACTTGGACAGCATGGAATAACGCGAACTCCACCTCGCCGACCGCGCTTACGGATTTGCGCACGGGACAGCCTTTCGCGGCTGGTGGCCTGAATCTGGGCGACTACTTTGACGCGACCGAACAGGAAGCTAACTCGGCGTCGTATACGACCAACGGACTGCTGCACGCGGGCCGCTATCGTTATGTGCAGGTAGCAGCTAACGCAACGGCGGCCAACGTAAAAACAGGCACCGTTGGCTATCTGCAGCCGGGCACCTTTGTGCAGAACGTTTACCAGCTAGCTGCTGGCACTGGCATGACGCCGGGCACATATACCGTGACCACCGCAGGCGGCGGCGGTACTTCACAGGCAACGATCCAAGTGGTGGTGCTGACGGCTACAACCATTGCCACGCCTGTGGTTTTGACGCCGGGCTCTGGATTTACTTCGCTTCCTACCGCCACACTGACAGGCACCGGTGGAACTCCAGCGACTCTTGTCGTGGAAATGGGTGTGACTGTAAACCAAGTTACCAGTGCGGATATTGCCGGAACAAATGGAACGATGGCTCGCCCAATAGTTTTCTTGAACTCGATCACGCCCGGCAACTATGGGTTTGCGCAGGAGCTTGGCGTGGCTACCGTGTTGAACCCTGCGACAACGGCTCAAGCTGTAAGTCAATTCGCCCACGCTACTCCAGTAGGTGGAACTCCCATTGGTTTGATGGTTGCCTCAACAGCGACCATTACCCCGTTCTCGATTGGCATCGTTCTTGATGCAGTGGGCGCTACAAACACGGCAGTCACCCCGTTCAAGATTCTTCTCGGGTACGCTGCTTCGGTGGTTCAGGACTAACACCATCCCGGCGACGGCAATCCGTCGCCGGATTTTCAGCAGGGAGCGACAATGCAACTTACATTGCTTCACGGTTACCCGGATTTTGTCGGACTGCGCTGCACATGGTGCGGTTATGGGAATGGCCCCACATCGCTGCCAGCGGCGGGCGATCCTATTTCTCTGCCCCGGTACAACTACTACATCGATTCCATTGGCGGAGAGTTTGTGACCGTCAGTGGAACCTATGAAGTAACCGGCCAGCCTTCCGCTGTAGGCGCGCGCGCCACTTGGACGCTGACGTGGAGATTTGCCACGGCGGGCAGCGTAGCGAGTGCGACAGCAACCGCTGGTACGGGGCAAACTCCAGGAACCTATTTGATCAGTGGCACCAGCGGTGGCGGAACTGGCGCACAGATTTCTGTAACTGTCGCTGCTGGTGGAACGGTGACAGCAACGCCGATTGTGGTCAATCCAGGCAAAAATTACACATCAGTGCCAACATTCACAGTTGCGGCAGGAGGTACGCCGTCTGTTATCACGCCTGTTCTTTCCACGGAAGGCGGCATTGTGGCAACAGGCACAAATCTTTCAGCCGAACAAGTTCAGATTTCAGGATTTGGCGGACAGTATTAAACGGAGTCTTTCCCCCGAAGACAAACCAAACGCCTCTTGCGGGGTAACTCGCAGGGGGCGTTTTGGTAAGGGCGGAAAAACAGCGAACAGCTCACAGCTTGCAGCAAACAGTGGGCAAGGGATGGCGGCATGGCTTTTCAGAACATGATTCAGGAATTGCTCGGCATCCCCGGCTGCAACCTTGGTCTCGTCAAGACCAAGATCAATGAAGCGCTGCAAGCCATCCAGAACGTCTGGAGTTTTCAATTGCAAACCGGAGGCTGGTTGACGCCGTCGCTGCTGGGTGGCCCAACGACGCAGTTTCTCAGCCCCGGAACGATTACCGTTACACCCTTCACCAACACCATCACCGGCGACGCCACAGCCTCGGCCGCCTGGATTGCGACCATCACCAATCTGCCGCTGATTACGCAGTATCAGATCCGCGTCCCCTATTACTCGTTGTATAACATCATCGCCATTAATTCGACCAACACTTCCGCCGTGGTGCTGACGCTGGACCGGCCATGGATGGAGCCCGCGCAGACCAATGGCACCTATATGGCCTACCAAGCCTACTATGCGGCGCCGGCTGGCTTCAAGCGCTGGTACAACATTCGCGATACGACGAATAACAACCAGCTTGATTGGTGGAGCAAGACGCAGATCGATCTGGCGAATGAAGACGCGGAACGGACCGATTTCGATGAGCCGCTTTATGTTGTTCCCTACGGTCAGGACACCCGGACCGGTTCGGCGACGTATGGCCAGATGCTGTATGAGCTATGGCCGCATCCGATCACGCAATTGCCTTACACCTTCGGTTGCCAAGCGAATTGGCCGGCACTGACGAATCCCAGCGACACATTACCTTTTCCGCTGACGGAAGAGCTGGTGAAGCTGCGCGCCTACGAGATGCTTTACCTCTGGAAAGAGTCGCAAAAGGGCGACGAGATGGAACGCGGTTCGGGAGCCAACTGGCAATTTCTGGTGCAGGCGGCGCGCGCCGAATATGCCAACCGGCTGCAGATGATTCGCAACATGGACAGAAATCTTGTGGATTTGTACTTCACCAGAATGGAGCGCTTCCCATCGGCGTTTGGAGAGCCCTATGCGACGGTCGAAGGCCAACTCAACATTGGAGGCTGGTAATGCCAGGTTATCCAGGAACAGGTCAAGCGCAACTTCTTTATGAGAATCGCCAAGCGTTTCTCTTCCAGAACGAAACTGTGACAAACGGCACCGCCAGTGTCGCCTACCAGCTTCGTCGCGAACGGGGAGCTTTTTATCCGTGGGGCATTTCGCTCGAAGTATCGTTCAGCGGCAATCCGGGAACGTTTGAAGTCGATATTGAAACCTCCGACGTAGATGCGGATGCGCATTTCGTGACCATCAACACGATCACTGGCGGGTTGAATACTTCCTATGTCGGTCGCCTGGAATTGCCTTCTTTCTGGGCAAAGTATGTTCGCGCGCAAGTGGTTTCAATCACAAACACGGTAGCAGTCACCATTTTGCTGACGAGGTAAGAGTATGAGTGGACAAGTTCAGGTTGGAGATTACGGATCTACGGCAGTTGCAACAAGTTTGGCTGGCGGCACCACTGGAGCGGAGCCTTATCAGTCTTCGGCTGGCACCACATCGTTCGCGTATCCCGGTTCGTCAGTTGCTTCGTTTTATCTGGACGGCACGCGCACCGACAGCTATACGCCCAATGGAACGGAACTGCTGCCGTATACAACGCTGACGCAGCTTGTGGCGGGTGTGGCGAGCGCTACGGGACCGTTTGTGATCTACAGCGTCCCAATGGCTACGGCTTACACCTACACTGGCAATCCGTCGTTCCCTGCCTACTTGATGACTATCTTTGGCAATGGTTCGACGTGGACGTTCACAGGCAATGTTCAGTTAAACGCTGCCTTTCACATTGAAAATCTCTACACAACGGCGACTGGCACCTTGACCTATGCGGCAACCAGCACCACAGAGTCGGAGCGCATCGGCGGATCGCTGACGATCACAGGCGGAATTTTTACCAGCGGCTACGAACACTTCTTCGACATGTCGATTCTGGTGAACACGCTGGTGACATTGAATGCGGGCGCGACGCCGGTTTTCACCAATGTGGTCGGCACGCCGCGGTTCAAAAGCGCAAGCGGCGCGACGGCGGCAACGATTCTTACCGTTATCGACTGCGAATCGCTAGCGACGGGCGCGTACACAAATATCGATATGAGCAATGGCGGACTGGCCATTGTGCGCGGATTCATAGCGACCAACAACAACAGCGTAGTCAACATCAACCTTTCTGGATCGAGCGGCGCAAGTTCCACCGTCTTCAACATTCTGACAGGCGTCGAAGCGGGACAGGTTACCTGCGGCTCGGCGTACACCAATGTAGCTCCTGACAGTTACATGCCGCTATTGAGCGGCACCGCATTGCACTTCAGCGGCGCTCTCGAACTGGTGCAGTACAGCTTGACTGCCCAGTCGACAAGCGTGTCCGCAACCACGCTTTATACCACCTTGGCAGCGGGCATCTATCGCGTGACGGCTTCGGTGCAGACGACCACGGCGGGTTCGGCGGGCACCGTGCTGGCTACGGTAAATGGGACGGCCTCCGCAACAGCATCTTTGACAACACTCGGGGCCACGCAAAGCCTTTCAACGACGTATTACGCCGCTGCCGCTACGGCCATTCAATACACAACCACAGTCGCCAGCAACACGGGCGGCAGCTATCGGATCGATGCAATTGTGGAGCGTGTGGGATAAGGATGAAGATGAAGAGAACTGCATTTTTGTATGTTTTGATGTTTTTGATTGTGGCACCGCTGTTTGGGCAAACGTCCGCAATTACGGGTTACTGCGTTTTGGGCGCAAAACAAGCGATTACCTCCGGCCTGAATTCCACCAATTACCTGCAGGGCGTGATTCCGCAATGCACGGTGACCGTGTACTTGACCGGCACGACAACGCTGGCAACGATCTACGCCGATTCTTCTTCCACTCCATTAACCAATCCGTTTACGGCCAATACGGACGGATCATGGTTGTTCTATCCGGCGACGAGTCAAGGCTACGATGTGGCGTTGAGCGGAGGAGTAAGCCCGAATACTTATCCTTCGCCGGTAACGCTGACTGACCTTTTCCCTGGTGGTGGTTCAGGCGGCACAACTGTCAATGTCAATGGAAGTTCTGTCAGCAATCCAAATTTTAATGGCACGACACCAACCGCTGGAAGCGGTTATGTCAACGGCGTGTTTCAAGTGAGCGGCAGCAGTGTCAGTGTGGAAGTGCCAACCAGTTCAGCCGGAGGAGTTACCCAAATTGTTCCTGGCGCGAACGTGAGTGTGTCGCCTTCCGGTGGCGTAGGAACGGTAACGCTTTCGGTCACCGGAGGAACGTTTACCAGCCCGACCACCGTGTCGAATACCTTTGCCGCAAAAAACCTAACCAGTATCGGACCGCGCTACGATGTGACACAATACGGCGCGACAGGAAACGGCTCAACAGACGATACAAGCGCTATTCAAGCAGCCTACACGGCGTGCTACAACAACGGGGTTGCTCCTCGTGGTGGAATTGTTGAATTCCCTGGCGCAAAAACATATGTTATTAGCTCTACGATCAACGTATATGATGGATGCGCCACTGAGGGCATAATGGAAACCTACACAGGTGGCCAAGCCCCGCCCGAAATCAAATGGAATGGCGCAGCTGCGGGAGCAACTTCGGCTACCACTGGCTTTGTTGTAAGCAGCAATTCAGCTTATATCACCACTCCAAGTTCACCGATAGCCGGTGTCGCTCCCTCGCACCTCGCCACCTTTACGGGCACAAACTCATTTTCAGCGCATAATTGGGTGATTGTCACTGGCTGTACAAGCACATCGTCATTGAGCATGAACTATGCAGTGGGTGAGGTTACCTCAGCCTCGTCCTCGCAATTTACGATCGCCACCAGCGAACCACTTCCATCAAATGGCACCTATACAGATACCTGCACTGCTACAACGATCAACGTTGCAATTGCAACTGACACTGGTGCGCGCTACCAAGAATCGTTTACAAACATACTAATTCAGGGGCCGACGGTAACAAGTGCTTCCGCACTCGGAATTAACATATATTATGGCTCCCGGGTAGACACAGGAACTCGGCTGTATAACACATGGATGCAGGATGCACAGTATTTTGGCTATTATTTTTCTGGCGGCGGTATCAATACAAATATGGGCGGGGGCTGGCGGTGCGACTCTGTTGAAACATCGTGCGTGTATTGGCGGCTTAATGCTTTTGATGATTTCGAGATGGGTGTTGGCACGGTCGATAACTCCTGTACTACATGCACCAGCGGCAGCGGCGGGGTAATTATGGTGGATGCCACAGGCCGCACGGGAGACATGTATCTGGACATGCACGATATTAAGTTCGAGAGCAACACGAATCTACAATCCGGCATAGGTATGGTCACGTTGCTCGATAACCCGAACAACACAAGTACGTCCCAAGCTTTTTTCAATTTCAACACTGTTTGGAACCAGCATGGAGGAACCGTGACGACTTATCCGTCAATTGTTGTTTCTCCGGCCAACGATGCAGCTCTTGAGATTACCGTACTCAATAGCTTAATGGGAAGCAGCGCTCCTTTTGTTGGTATTCCCGCATTGTCCAGAATCAATACCACGGGATCTGCCGGGTCATTGCCTTTTCTGTCCTACTCGCCGTCGTGGAGCATGGGCATACGCGCTGGTTCATCAAAAGCTGTCTTGAGTCTGCTGGGCGACGTGAACATCGGCCAGTTTTATCAGAACACGGTTCAGGCTTCCGCATTTTTGTATTCGGATACCGCCTTTGGCGCACTGCCCAATGGAACGACTTTGCTGCCAGGCCAGATTATTGCGCCGCCAACCTATTGGAAGGGCGTGAATGGCAATCGATATGCCATCGATGTGGTTTATCAATCTGGAACAACTGGTACTCCAAATAGTGGAAATACAACCTGCACCGGCACAAGCGGAACCTATGTGCTTACTTGCAGCAGTGCCACCGATCTATCGGCCGGCCAAAGAATTTCGATTGGGACGGATACAAACAAGAGTATCTCGTATATTGATGCCACCAATTCAAGCGCAGTCGTTGTAAACCTGCAAAGCACTTTATCAGCGACCTACTCGACAGCCACGGCTTTGACTTTTTTTACTCCGACGTTTGGCCCGGAGATTCAGTTTCCGACGAAGTCCTCTGCGGCGCCCACAACGCTCACTTGGTCGCAGGGAGACATGGAGCAGAATTCCGGCGCAACGGCGAACGGAATCGCTGCCTGGGTTAACGTGGTGGCTGGCACGGCAGGAACTTGGGCGGCAATCCCGCTGGGCAACAGCAGCGGACAGATCAATACTTCGCAAATATCAAATACGACCGGTTCAGGCGCGGCGGTATTGGCTACATCTCCGACGATAAGTAACCCGGTAATCACAGGGGCGCCCACGTACTCGGCTACAAGCGCCTATGAACAAGATTTTCTGGTCCACTACTCGTTGGCTATAAGTTCGGGTGCGAATTCTCAGGTGATTACCGTTACAGCTCCAACCACTGGAGACCCGGCACAAGCTATCAGCGCAATTGCGATTCTTACTTCAAGCGACGCAGTTCGTACAGAAAATATCTATACCATCACTGGATATTCTACTGATGGCATAAATGTACAGCAGATTGCCTCCAACAACGGCAGCAGTTCAACACAGACGCTCTATTTGACACAGGCAACCAGTGGCAGCGGAACAACGTGGACTTTTTCAATTGTGAATATGAGCGCTTCCTCCGTTGAA